CAAAAGCGTATTCGCCTGTGTAACCTTGTTTGTGTGTGTCTGTAAACGCAGGAAAACCGCCAGTTTGTTTGCGTAATTTTACTTGCGTGTTGCATGTTGCTGCTATTTGGTTTATTTGTTCTAAATCAAAATTGTTAAGCGAAATTGTTATTTCTGTTTTAATCATGTCGGGTTCTTTCTGTTTGTCGGGTTTATTGGTTTTACTTTAGTACACGCTTTTAAATTAGGGTGTAACCACATTACTTTTTCGGGGTTATGTCGGTATCTTGTGCCGTGCATTGTTAGCCCACACGCTTTACAAGGCGCGTATAACATTTATGGCTGCCTTAATAACTGATGCGTTAAATCGGTTTTGTTCACCGCCAATGGTCATGTGTGCGTCGTACATCAGCACAAGCTCATCAAGCAAAATCTCATGGTCTTCTAGTCGATCTATTGGGCGTGGTTTGTGGTTGGGTCGCACAATGTCATCTATCATTTCGCCAAATACTTTGCCTAATTTGTCGCTGTAATTATCGGGATACATTGCGCGTCTCGTTTCTTGGCTGATGCCACTATCGGGATATGGGTTGTCGGTCATGGGTTGGGCAGCGCCCATGCCGACCAACCAACCTTAGACCAGAGGTGTAACGCGGCACGGATATTTATTGCTGGCGAATAAAGATCGTCAAGGGTTTTGATGTAGCCCTCACTAATTAACCATGATTTGTGCGCGCCGTTTATCTGAAATAAGCCTCGTGACCCACCGTTTGAGTCTTTAGAATTGAGCGCCAGAGGGTTACACGCGCTCTCTCGTTGTATGACTCGCAAGATGGTTGGTGACTCGTTGATAGGCCAGCCAGCCACTATTGCATCGTTGAGGTATTCCATGCAGCCTTTGTAGGGCAATGTGGTGGTTGGTGCAACGGTTGGCGGTACAACACTGTTGAGCACTGTGGTGATTTGTATGCCTTGAGGTATTTTGGGCTCTGGTGGTTTGCTGGCATCCCATAACAATGTAAATGCGGCTAAACCTGTAATAAACCATGCGCCTATTTTGATCGCTAAGTAACTCATTTTTTCTCCAATTGGTAAGGGGTCTGCCAGCTGTCGCCGATTGCATCCTTAAACGCAATTTGTGCGTGTAGCACTCGACCATCGTCTGGGTCACGAAATATCTGCACAAGCACCATTTGGCTGGTGTCTAGGTGCGTGGTGTAAACCTCGTAAACGTATGTTTTAGCGTCTGCCATTGCATCTCCTATCGTCGGTGTTTCCACCATAGGGCATCAGTGTGGCAGTTCGGTGAATACCCGTCTAAACGCTTGCTGTATAAGGGTTAAAGGCTGATTAACGAACGCTGGCGATACCTCAACGTGCAACCAATCGCCACCGGGCGCACCGTGTATTTCTGGCTTGCTGTAACTTTTCCATGCTTGTCTGTCGCATCGGTAGCCGCGCCCAAATGCTTTGGGGAAATAATCCAGCACGCACTCAACACCTAACTCGTTTGCGTTGGCAAGCACAATGTTAATAAACGCAATAGCGCCTTTACGGTTTGCTGTTGGCTGTTTTTCTGACGCGCGGTACGACAGATCAACGGCTCGACCAGTGGCGTGCACACTTAACGATGTTTCACTGCCACGCATATTGCGTATTCCCCATGAACCATTATTCCAAAAAGCGCCGCCACCATATTTAATGGCTTGCCGTATCCACTCATCCATACCGGGTAGTGGTGCATCTACCGCGCCGTCACTGTTACCTGTGTACGGCCTTGAGCCAACAACGTTATGGAGTGATGGTAGTACTGGCATCGTCTGGTTTTCGTTTAAGACCGTTGGCAGCTACAAGACCGCTCAATGTGCCTGTCATAAAGATTGACAGCGTTTTTAAGAGGTCAATAAAACTTGCGTCATTTGGCGATTGCTTTTCTGGCTGATCTACAAACCCAAGAAAGTAGACAAAACCTATGACGGTGATAGCAAAAGTTACCGCAATGGTGCAAGCCACAAACACGATCATTCGAGCGTGTAGATAATCTATTTCGCTGCGGTCTTTAGCCATTGTCGCATTGCCTTACTGTTTGGCACGCTGACATACGGGCGCTGTTGCGTGTTTTATGTGGCGCGTTGGTTCGCTCACGGGTGCAAGCCATCGGGACAAGTGCAAGCATGACGCTAAGAATTATCAACCGTTGGCGCAACAAAGTCTGTGCCGTTCCATGTGTAACCGATACCTGCATAAGTTTTGTTAGGCAAATTAACAAAAGTTTCAATCCATGTGCCGGGATAGCGTTCTGGGTTTTCTTCCATAAATAAACGCGTTACCACAGCAACATTTATTACGATGTTGTCATCGTTTAATTGTGCAAAATATTGTGGCGCGCTCATACTTTGAACCTAATATATGCAACGCCTGAGCCGCCTGAGCCGCCTGTAGATGTTCCTCCGCCTGCGCCGCCGCCTGTGTTTGCTGTTCCGTTTGCACCTGTAGCACCAGCGTTGCCACCACCGCCAGAACCGCCAGTGCCGTTAGTGACACCAGTTCCACCTCCACCACCGCCAACCGATGTAACAATAGTTGCACCAGTGAAAGCGCTTAAGGATAAGCCTGCACCGCCGTTGCCACCGACAACGCCAGTACCAACACCACCAGCAGCCGATTGACCGCCACCGCCACCAGCATTAGGGCCACCGTTACCACCAGCGTTACCCTGCGATGTACCTGCAATAACTGGCGCACCAGTTAAATATGTTGTGCCTCGAGCACCAGCACCAGAGCCACCGCTGTTTGGTGCGCCTGCGTCTGTTACTGCACCGGGGCCTCGACCACCACCAGCCGCACCAATTACATTTCCAATTTGTGTTCCTAAACCGTTGCCACCAGTAGGCGAACTCGCTGCACCACCAGCACCCAAACTCACTGCATAAGTAGCAGCGGCAAGATAAATTGTTGCTTGTATAACACCGCCAGCACCACCGCCACCACTGTAATTTGGCGAACTACCATTTGATGAGCCGCCACCACCCGCCACCAAAAGCACGTCAAAAAGCCCCGCTTTAGAGACAACTAGGTTGGCATCTGATGTAAACGCTAAAAGCGTGTAGTTTACGCTGCTGACAGTAATGCTTGATGATGTGCCACCTGTTGCAGCGCCGTATGTTGCTGCCTGTTGGCTAAAAAAAGTTGCGGCGCTGGAACTTTGAAAGATAAGCGTTCCACCTCCATAAGGCGCTAATGCTAAAGATGATGCTGTAGAGACTGTGCAAGTTCCGCTTGTAATTGTGCAAGTTCCGCTGCCGAGGTTCTGTATCCAGATTGTGTCGCCTTGCGAAAATATGCCTGTATTCACTGTGATTGTTGTATTTGATGCCGATGTCATTTGCACTCGTTTACCAACGTCACCAACAACCAATGTGTAATTGGCGGTTTGTGCCGATATTGGCAACGTGGTAATTGCATTAAGTTGTGCTGCGGTAAGCACTGTGTTTGCTACAAATGGAAACGGTGTAGTCATAGTTAAAGATTATCCTAACGCATTGGTTGAGTCGATGATGCCAAATGTGATGTCATCCAAAATTAGATCGGCAAGCACGGTTGTTGCTGCCGTGTAAATCGTGATGCGGTGACCGGTTGAAAAGTTAATTTGGTGGTCTATGCCTTCAACCGACAAATCTTGACTAATGGAAGTTGGAGTACCAGAGCTAAACGATTTGACGGCTCTTATTGTGTCGCCAATTTCGGTGGTTGTTAATGTGGTTTTTTGTGGGTCTGTGAGGCTGATGTATTGGGCGCGGACACTGGTAAAACGTGGCAATGGCAAAGGGTAGAGCAGATAGGTGGCCAGCGTTGAGGCTTGACCATCGGTGCTTAAAAGGCTGTCTGTTATTGCTTCTGTTTGCGTAAAATATTGGCTTATTGACGATGTGTTTGTTGCGTTTTGTAATGTGCCGCCAGTTTGTATGGTGACATTTACGTTGTTTATTACTGGCGCTTGGTCAAACTCAACCTGAATAGTGTCATATTTTGCGCCCGTGCTTTCGTTAAATGTGATGATGGGCTGGCTTAAAGTTGTGCCTGTTCGAGCTTGCGCGGTCAACACGTTTGTGCGGCTGCAAAAAATACGGCCTTGCTCGGCTTGCTGAATACGGTTTAGGTAGGCGTTGACGTTTGTGCCCGATGCGATGCTGTAAGCGCCCAGAGTGGCTGTAGGCGAGGCTGTAAGGCTTGTAGTGCCTGTATACGCTGCGGCGCTTAAAACGGCTGTAATGCGCGCTGATGAGGTTTCTGCGCTGGTAGCCGTAGCCGGCAATGAGCCTTGCGAAAGGACATAAATATCGTCTGCCGCAAAAACCTGATATTGGGTTAAACCATCCATTGTGTATTGCTGGTTAAACGTGGTGATTTTGCCTGTAAATATTCGATCACCGTTACGGCTTAACCTAATGTCTCGTAACGGTGCAAGACCGGGTTGTTCTGTCAAATTGTTGTAGTACGGACTAGAGGTATTAAATGGGTCTAGATCGCGGTTTGTTTTCGGTATGTTAATTGCCACCGACATTTGTCCGGGCCCAAATACGTCTTTTGGTCGTTTACGGCCTCGACTAATTGAGATGTCTTGCACAAGGTTTGAGATGTCTACATAATCAAGACCGTCGCCGTCTAATACTTGTGGGCCGTCTAATGATGAGTCGTCTAAATAAAATGCTGACGAGTCATATCCTGTTGACAATTCCAATAGGTAAGTGCCGCCAGATATGACGGTTGCGCCAGCCATTACCTGATCGCCAAATTAAGTGGGCCGTAAACCTGTGTATATTGGGTAAGGCTGTCTAAAACTGCTTGGCCTGTTTGTGCGTTGCTCATTACACCGCTGACGTTAATGACTACTCCGCCACCCGGTACGCCGCCGCCTTGATCTGGTCGAGTTGACGCAACAGGTAAAACGCTAGGCCCGGCAAGAGCTTCGCCGAATGATGCGCCAATGCCTTTAATGTCTGGCAGTTTGATGCCTTTAACGCCAAGCCGTTTTTGTGCTGCGTCAAACGCATCTTCAACGCCTTTAAGGTATTGTTGCGCGCTTGTTACACCTGCGCCATACCATTGAGCTGCGGCGCTTAAACCGATTGTGTCGGCTGCTGATTGTGCGGCGCTAACAAGTTGGTTGGTTTCTGTGATTGCTTTGCTGCCGCCTTTAATTAGCTCTGCTGCGATGGCTGCACCTGACTCACCGCCAGCGTCGAGCACGGCTTTTAATGCGTCTTGTGATAATCCCATTGTTAACAGTTGTTTTACGTCTTGACCGTATTTGACTATGCCGGCTACTTGATCGCGTAAACCTTGTAAGAAACCTGCGCCTGTGTCATCGCCAGCGGTCTTAGCATCCTTAAAACTAAATGCGTCTTTAATGCCTTTAGACACCGTTTGAGCAAAATCGTCAAACTTGCCTTGTGCAGTATCTAATTCTGTTTGCGCGTCTTTAAGCGCGGTAACCATATATTTTTGTAGTGCATCGGCAGCGTCTTTAATAGCTGTCGCCAACTCTTTAGCTTTATCGGCTGCTGTGGTCGATGTGCTGTTACCAGTTTTGTGGGCGGCTTCAACCAATTTAATTGACGCTTCATATTCTTTGTAACTTGGGCCGAGTGTGTTGGTGCGTTGAGCTTGTAGAGCAACAGCTGCCGCATTGTCTAAT